GCCTCTGGCCTGAACTAGGTGAAGAAGTAGAAGTTAAGCTCCTAGAAGAGGGCGGGAAAGCCTCTGTTCGCAAGAAGGTACAGCAGATCAAGCAACTCCGTAAGGAGTCGTTCCCTCTTATTGCGCGTAGCATGTCTCCTAGACACGTCTACGAAGACCCTACGCTTGACTCTCGTAAGTTGTGGGTTATTGAAGAATACAATATCAGTCTCTCTGAAATCCGCAATAAATACACAGAATTCGTGCCTGAGCTCATCCTTCCTGAGCCTTATAGCTACACAGTGAAGGAGCTCTGGACTGCTACGTGGATTGACTGGAACGGTAAGATCCACGAGGGTATGCACTGGACATTCATCAATGAAACCCTGATGGAGAAGGAACCCAACATCTATTATGATGTTCCTTACGTTATCAAACACTCTGGTTTCGGCAGTGAGTCCTATGATGGTAAGCCTGAGCAGAAGGCAGTAGGGTTCTTCACGAGACAAACCAAGTCTATGCTCAAGGCAGAAGTTCGTAGAGTTACGCACTTCGATGCTCTTATGCAACAACTTGCATTTCCGCTTATTCTTCTTCCTGATATGATGGAAGACGTAGACTTTGACACATCTCCCGGTTCTATCAACTATGTACCGGAAGAAATGCTTGCTAACGCTCAGAATATCTTTGTTACAGCCAAGCTTCCTGAGCCTGAGTACATGACTTCAATCAACATGATTCAGAATCAGATTGAACGTGCTACAACTCAGAGAGCTATTCGTGGTGCTGGTGTGCCCGGTACGGACTCGGCTGCACAGCTTTCTATGATTACCGCTCAGGCCAAGTTAAGACTGGAACCTGTTAAGCGCGCAGTTGAAGAAGCTGTTGACATGGTTAACTCCATGATTCTCAAGTACATTGAGAATATCCTTAAGGATTCAGTTTCTATCTTTGGGGCAGAGCCAGACGGGCCTCCTGAATATACTGTAAAGCCTGAGTGGATCAAGGGTAGATTCAGAACCAGAACCTCGTTCTCTCCTAGCGAGGAACAGGTTAAAGAAAGAAAGCTTGTGCTTGCAACCGATGCCATGACAAAGGCCAAGCTTAATCCATATGATGCTCTTACCTTTGCTGGTTGGGAGAATCCTATGGAGGTTATCAAGCGTAACTTAGCGTACTCCATCCTTCTCGAAGATCCGTCTGTTAGAAGACAGATTGCCAAGGAAGCCCTAAAGGATTGGGGCATGGATACTATGGAATTGCAGCTTGAAGAACTCAATGACACTAACATGCTTAAGCAAATGGCAGCAATGCTACAACAAAAGAATCAAGGTACTCCGGGTGCAGGTGCACCGGGGCAAGATCTACAACAACAAGGTTCTCCAGCGCCGGGTGGTCAACAACAAGCACAAGTTCCCGCTGCTCCACCCCAAGCGGCTGGATCTCCCTTAGCACAACCACAACAAATGCCAGAAGTTAATGGCGCAATGAGAGATATAGGACAGATGCAACAATGAAAGGTCCAGATGGAAATCTCCTAACCGGAGTAAGACAAATGGTAAAAGACTTCATGAAGGCCGCTAACGACGGCCTTAGAGAGGTTCAGGATAGACCCATTGGGTACGATAAACGTTCACAGAGGGAATTGAGTATAATGATGAAGAAGCTACAAGATTTGCCTAATGATGTACGTCAGGTAAAAATGACAGAAATGGCAAATGTTGCAGGACATAAGGGAGACGGATTTGACAACTGTTCTCTCTGTACATTTATTAAAGATAAATTGGGGTAGGTGCATTTATGCCGTTGACTGATGGATCCGGGGGATTAGTACCTTACCTGACAACAGACGCTCAGGGAAATGTCATTGACACTAGAACTGGTAATCCTGTCCGCGATAAGTGGGGCAATGTCTATGACCCCAATACAGGAAACTGGGTTAACTCTCAAGGTAAGATTTGGGTAGGCGATATGCCCGGTACCCCCGGTTTCTTCAGGGATCCAACCTCTAGTGATATTACTGGCCCCGGTAGAAGCACGTCAACTGGTGGAATTGATCTTTCTGGCTTAGGTGGTTCTGGTGGAGGCGGAGGTGGTGGTGGAAGTAAGGCCGACCACTTCTTTGATGTTAATCCATTAGATCAACAAGGTTTTGACGCTAAGCAGAAACAGCAACAGTGGCAGAACGACTTTGATATGACTCAGTTCAACTATCAAAAGGCCATGAACGATAGAGATTATGCTCTCGCTCTTGGTGATAGTGAACTTGCCAAGCAGAAGCAGGCTTCTGCTGATTACTGGCAGGGTAAGGGCCTAGAAGTCCAACAGGCCATGAATGCTCAGGATAATCAGACTACAATTGCATCACACCAGATTGATGCAAATGCAGCTATTCAGTCTGCTAATATTAGAGCGCAAGCAGACAGGTATGCGGCTCAAACAAGACTTCAAGAAGGGCTTGCTAATGCTCATAATGATGAGCAGAGAAACCAAGTCCTCTTAGCACATGAGCGCGAACTGGCAAACATTTCCAAGATGGAAGACGATACAAAGCGTGCCATCGCTGGCAGACAGTCTCAAATTGATGCATTCAACGGAGAGACTACAAGAGCAGCCCAAATGGGTGATCTGGCTCTTAAGAACAACCAGTTCCTCATGGACAATGCAACCAACCCTAGGAACCTCTTTGGCCTTTATTTTATGCAGAGAGGGTTGAAGCCGGATTGGGATGCCATGGCGGCAGGCCAACCCATGACGCAGGGCGATGCATTAAAGCCCTACGATCCCATGAAGGCTTACCAACCAAAAGTTGGTCTTCCTACAGACTTTAGCATTGGCGCAGGTGGCGCATACGGTGGAGTGGGTAGTGCAGCAAATTCTACTAATCTTGCCTCTAACCCATTCCTAAATATGAACCTTGTTCCTAACAATGGCGGTGGGGGAGCAGGGGGCGGTGGATCCACTGGTTTTGGTGGCGGTGGATTCACCATGCCTAACTTCTCTTCTGTCAGTGTTGGTTCTGCTCCGCAACTTCCTACTGATATTAACAAAGCAGGACTTCAGGGTGGAGTTCCACTTGCTGGATTAAAACCCGGTATGAATCTTTCTACTTATGGTGCCGGTGGTTCTAATACTGGCGCAGACTTTACTATGCCTGCTTATTACGATCAAGGCAAAACAAGGGCAGTTGGTAAGACTGATGTTCTTACCCCCGGTCAACAGGTTTGGGTAGACTATCAGGTTCCTAAGATGGCAGGTGGTGGATATACTCAAGATTCTATCTTTATGACTGGCGACGCTCCTTCGAAGAACCCTAACGAAGGCGGGGCACGTCCTGAGATTATTGAGAATCCTACCAATGCTCCTATCAAGGTCAATCCTAATCCGATGACACAACAGGACTTCGGACAGAATCCTAATAATCAACCTCCGTCTCAATCTGGATTCGGTGGTGGTTTTGGTATGGGTATGCCTATTAGTCAAAGTCCTATTCTTAATACTGCTCCTATGCAACAACCTGCATACACACCGCCTCCTTCTAATGGCGGGATTGTAATTAATCCTAATACCCTTAATCAGGAACAATGGGGACAACTTCCTATTCAAGAGCAAATAGCTCTCAAGGAAAAAATGTCCATGATGCCCCCTTCTCCTTTTAATGGAAATATTGGACAAACACAAACAGGTGCTATTGAAAAACCCTCATTTCTCCCGCCGCCTACTAATCTAGACTATCCCGGTAAACGCCCCGACCAAGGCCCTACTAACTGGATAGATCAGCGTGTAAACACTGGCCCTGATAACTTAGGTGGTGGTAATTGGATGGATACCACTAGGGGTGCGCTCCCTAGAGATCCTATGGATGGAATGGTGCAGGATAATCGCTGGAGAGGGGATCCTAATCCTCCACTTCCCTTTAACCCTGATTTCAGAAGATTACCAGCAGAAGGAATGGCACCTCGTCCTGTTTCTACAGATTACCCCTTGGCTCCACCTATTAACAGAGAGCTTCCTCGTCCAATGCCTCCTACACCTATTGGACAGGATTCCTATGGTATTGGTGCACCTAGACCCGATATGAATAGATGGGAAGGGGCGCTAGGGCCTCAATCTCAGAATCAAGACCTTATGCAGCAATGGCAATTAGCTCGCAAGAGGGCCATGATGCAACAACAA